AGACCCGCGGCAGCGTGAAGCGTCCCATGCTCACGCCCTCCTCTCGCTGGGGAGGGGGCGGGGGGCCCAATCGCGGATCGCCGCCGTGTAGTGGGCGATGGCGCTCTTCGAGCCGCTGACGCGGCCCTCCAGCTCGGCCCGCTCGCGGCGCGTCAGGGCACCGTACTCCAGCGAGAGGCGGGCGACGGCCAGATGGTGCTCGTAAACCAGCAGGGCGACGCGCAGGCCCTCGTCCGAGACCTCGATGGGGTCGAAGCTGACGCCGAGGCAGGAGCCGCTCTGAAAGCCCCAGCGGATCGTGTAGCCGTGGGCGACGATGGTGCCGCCGGCGAGCTTCACGTTCTGGCCGCAGCAGGCGCAGGTGCCGGTGTTGTCGAGCGTGCGCGCCGGGGTCTTGCGGGCGACGGTGGAGGGCTTGCGGGCCTTCACGACGCGGGTTTTGGCGGCGACGAACTTGGCGCAGATCGCGGAGTAGGCGCCGAGGGCCCGGTAGGCTTCGAGGGCCGCGGCGTGCGTCGGGCTCGCCGTCTTGGGCAGCCTCTTGAGCCAGCCCGGGAGGGTGTGCGGGTAGATCGTGCCGTAGTACTGCGCCGACAGCTCGTCGGTGCGGCGGTCCTCGTAGGGGATGGCGAGGTAGACGGCCGAGGCGGCCTCCTTGGCCTTCTCAAGGGTCCGGTTCAAGGCGGTTTTCATCTCGACGTAGTCGACGTTGTAGATGACTTCGGTGGAGAGGGCGGCTTCGATGTCCATGGCGTGGCTCCTGTCTGAGGAGACGGTTTTACCCCGGGTTTTGACATTCTGTCAAACAGGAAAGAGACTGTCGCCTCGACAGTCTCTGGACAGTCTCTGCGACAGTCTCTGGATAAAAAGCAATGAAAACGGGCATCGGAAGGGTGTTTAGAGACTGAGAGACTGACTATATATGAAAGAGTAGTAGAGATAGATATTACGTATATAGGGGATAGCCCCCGGCGCGCGGCGCCCGCCGTGCGGCGAAAGTCTACAGCCTCAGTCTCTCCGTCTCTCAGTCTCTGAAAGTGCCTCGGATGCCCATTCCATAAGGGTTTTAGGGCAGAGACGGACGGAATAGTTGAGAGACTGTAGGGGTTATTGACAATATGTCTTGCAAAGGGGTCGAAACGCCCTTACAAGGGTTCATCGAATAGGAGATGGAAATGACGACCAGCAAGTTTGTAGACCAGTACGCCGTCGCGACCGCCCAGCTCAAGGCGCTGCAGAAGACCGTGGACGACCTCAAGGCGAAGCTCCTCGCCCTCGGCGCGGCCGAGATCGCGGGCGACAAGTTCGCGCTCAAGATCTCGACCTACGACACGAGCCGCCTCGACACCGCGACGGTGAAGACGTTCCTGACCGAGGCTCAGATCGCCGAGGCGACCAAGACCTCGACCGCGACCCGCATCACGGTCGCCGCCCGCGCCAACCAGCGCCTCGCAGCCTAGGAAACTGCCGCCGGAAAGGGCCAGCCGAGAGGCTGGCCTTTTTTGTCGTTTTGGCGTAGAGTGCCAGCATGACCGAGATCGCAACCGACCTCTCCCCGAGGTACCTCAACCGATTGCTGGACGAGATGGATCTCCTGAACAGCGAGCTGGCCGTGCTGTCCGGCGTCAGCGGCCGTACGGTGTACCGGTGGCTGGCCGGCGAGACGCCCGTCCCGCGGTCGGTCGTCGCCATGTTGGAGCTGCTTAAGGCAAGGGCGTGATCTGGAGATGGCTCGCCGTAATGCTCGCGCTCCCGACGCTGGTGCTGATCCTGCTGATGCCCGAGGCGTGGCCGGCGTGGCTGGGCGCGTGGGGCGTGCTGGTCGTCAAGGGCTTCGGCGGACGAGCACGTACACGCCCGAGATCGCAGAACAGATCCTCCAGATGATGGCTGACGGGATATCGACGCCTAAAATTGCAGACCAGCTGAAGATAGGTGAGGCGACGATTTACGCTTGGATCATCGACGACTACGAAGGGTTTGGGAAACGATACGCGAGAGCGAAGCACATTGTGGCGCTGCGCTGGGCTGACGAGATCAGCGACATCGCGGACCACAAGCGCGATGACTACGTGGTGAACGAGGAGGGCAAGATGGTCCTCGACATGGAGGCCGTCGCGCGGTCGCGGCTGCGCATCGACACACGCAAGTGGCTGCTGTCGAAGGTGCTGCCGAAAGTCTACGGCGAGCGGATCATTACCGAGATCACCGGCAAGGACGGCGGGCCTATCGAGACGCAGGCGACGCGGATCGACGTGCTGGCGCTTCAGCCCGAGCAGAGGGATCAGCTCAAGTTGATCTTGCAGCAGGCAACGAAGGGGAAGACCGAAGATGAGGGACGTTAGAGACGTGCAGTTCCACATCGGCGGCAAGGCCTACACGTTCGAGCCCGAGGCGGTCACTACGCGCAGCGATCTGGCTCTGCTGCTGCCGCTGTTCATGGCGCTGACGCAGCCGCGCGGCTCCTTCGATGTCGAGGGCTACGTCGACGAGTACGCCCTCTGGCATTGTTTCAAGGTCGTCGAATGATGTACGCTTGCGCCATGAAGCCGCCTGCCATGCCTGCCCCTGAGCTGCTGCGCGCCGCCCTGCGCGCCGGCATCACGGTCGGCTGGGCCGGCACGGGCGAGGCCTACGCAGAGGTCACTGACTCGGGCGACCCCGGGCAGCGCGCGATTTTCGCGGCGTTGATGGCCAACGCCTACGCCCCCGACATCATGTACGGCTGCTACTACGCCGGCGACTATTCGAGGCTGCAATGACCCCCCTCTGCACCGACTGCGCCCACAGCTGGCGCAACAGCGACGGCATCCTGATGTGCGGGCGCCCGACTACGGCGCCGGGCCCTCGCTACTGCTACGCCGAACGCTTCGGGCCGCCGCAGGCCGACCGGGAGATCTGCGGCCCCCGCGCCCAGTATTTCAAGGCCAAGACGTGACCAACGCCGAGATCCTGCAGGCGTTCTACGATCACTGGCACCTGCGCGAGGAAATCGAGAAGCGCGTGCGCGCCAACACGCCGTCGCGCACTCGCCGTAAGCGGGTATGAACCTAGCCGACCTCAACCCGTTCGAGACGCTGCGCGAGATCGAGCGCGTCGAGTGCGAGACGTCGCTCTACACGTTCCTCCAGCATGCATGGAAGTACATCGACCCCTCGCCCTTCGTGGCAGGCTGGCCTCTGGAAGCTGTCTGCGAGCACCTCGAAGCGGTCGTCGACGGCGAGATCCGCAAGCTGATCATCAACATACCGCCGCGTATGGGTAAGAGCACGATATGCAGCGTGGCGTTCCCGGCGTGGGTCTGGACGCAGCGCGAGGTCTCGCCGACCAGCGGGCCGCAGGTGCCGCTGCTGCACGCTTCCTACGCGATGTCGCTCGCGATGCGCGACAGCGTGAAGACGCGCCGGCTGGTCGAGAGCCCGTGGTACCAGCGCCTGTGGGGCCATCGCTTCCAGCTCACGGGCGACCAGAACACGAAGGGCCGCTTCCAGAACACTCAACGCGGCGAACGGTTGATAACCGCTGTAGATGCTCGCGTCACAGGCGAGGGCGGTTCGATCATAATCGTAGACGATGGGAACGCCGCCAACGAGGCGATGTCGGAGGCGCTGATCGAGACGACGAACGAGTGGTGGGACGGCACGATGTCGACGCGCCTCAACGACGCGCGCACCGGCGCCTACGTCGTCATCCAGCAGCGGCTGGGCGAGGAGGATCTCACGGGTCACATCCTCGACACCGACGAGGGCTGGACGCATCTCATGCTGCCCATGGAGTTCGAGCCCGAGCGCGCCGTCACGACGAGCATCGGCTGGGACGACCCGCGCACCGAGGAGGGCGAGCTGCTGTGGCCCGAGCGGTTCGCGACCGAGCAGGTGGAGGTGCTGAAGAAGCGGCTGGGCCCGTGGAAGGCCGCAGGCCAGCTACAGCAGCGCCCGGAGCCGAAGGGGGGCGGCATCATCAAGCGCGACTGGTGGCAGCTGCACGATGCGCCGCACTTCCCTCAGTTCGACTACGTCGTCGCCTCGCTCGACACCGCCTTCACCACGAAGCAGGAGAACGACTTCAGCGCGCTGACCGTGTGGGGCATCTTCACGACCGACACCGTCGCGCAGCCCTCGAAGCAGGTCATCCGCGGCGAGCGCCTGACCAACGTCGACCCGCGCGAGTTCGGCAATCGGGCGCCCAAGGTCATGCTGATGAACGCGTGGCAGGAGCGGCTTGAGCTGCACGACCTCGTCATGCGCGTCCAGAAGACGTGCAAGGAGATGAAGGTCGACCGGCTCCTGATCGAAGACAAGGCCGCCGGCCACAGCGTCGCGCAGGAGCTGCGCCGCCTCTTCGGTTTCGACGGCTTCGCCGTCCAGCTCGTCAATCCCGGCGCCCTCGACAAGGTCGCGCGCGTCTACGCCGTGCAGCACCTCTTCGCCGAGGGTATGATCTTCGCGCCTAACCGCCAGTGGGCCGAGATGACCATAGGGCAGACCACGACGTTCCCCCGCGGCAAGCACGACGACCTCGTCGACACCGTATCGCAGGCCCTGACGCACCTGCGGCAGGCCGGGATGCTGACGCGCAGCAGCGAGCACATTTCCGAGGTGGGTGAAAGCCTTCGGCACAGGGGCGCGCCACCGGCTTCGTTGTACGGGATCTGAAAAATCACAGTCGAACTGGGCTCGACTGTTGACAGACTGTCACTATTCTGAATGACGCCCGGTGTGTTATCCTTGCATTCCCACGAGGTTTCTGAATGGCGTTAGTGCCGGGGTTGAACCCCAACATCCGCTTGGTCCAGCCTGACCCCGACGAGCTTCCGCCGGGTGAGGATGTCGTTGTCGAGGACGCGCCCGAGGGCGCCGACGTCGAGCACCTCGACGACAAGGGCAACGTCATCCAGATCGAGCACGACGACGGCTCCATCACGATCAGCCTCGACGGCAAGCCGGTCGAGGAGAACGCCAACGAAGACAACGCCGAGTGGTTCGGCAACATCGTCGACAAGATCGACGAGGGCGAGCTGTCGCGCATCGCCGACGAGCTGATCCGCGGCATCGGTGACGACAACGACAGCCGCAAGGACTGGATCGAGGACCGCGCGCAGGGCATCAAGCTGCTGGGCCTGAAGATCGAGGTGCCGGGCATCGGCGGCAGCGCCGAGGGCGCGCCGGTCGAGGGCATGAACCGCGTCCGGCACCCGCTGCTGCTCGAAGCGGTGCTGCGCTTTCAGGCGAACGCGCGCTCCGAGCTGCTGCCGACCGACGGCCCGGTCAAGATCAGGATCGACGACAACAACGGCACGCACCAGACCAACCAGATG